AGAAGAGCATAACCCAGAGCTGCACAATATCCAATGATAGACATGAAACAAAGCCAGATACTTACATCTTCGACCGATCGAGTTTTAATTGATTTGTAAATTTGGGGCCAGAAGCACCCAATGAAACAAACATTATAGATTATTCCTAGAACATTTTCAAGCCACATATTCGTAAATTTCCTTCCAGTTATTGACCCGTGTTACACGATCATCAAGTATAGCATCTTTATTATAGATGTGATTTAAGAGAAATGTGTTGAGACCCATTGTTGCTCCAAGGTCTGCATTCTGGGGTTTATCTTCCACCCAAATAAAATCTGAATCTCGATATCGTTCAAGTGCTTCATCTTTATCATCTCCACATCCGAGGCAGACAACACGTTCAAAGATGCCTTCACCAAAGATTCGATCAAGATTCTGTTCACGAAGTTTGATAGCCCAAGGATCATCACTCATAGATGTAATACAATGAAATACTGCACCATGTTCTTCATGTAATTTCCGAACATACTTCACAGCATCTCGCATAGGAGGTAAGAATCCAACCGCGGCTGATTCACAGAACGTTCTACATAGTTCTTGAGATTCATCTCGTGGGATTCCATAACACTTATCCATAGCATATTCATTAGGATTCTTTTGGCGATATCCTTTGCGATGCATCCACCAGTGATAACTTTGAGCCCAATTCAAAAGGACTCCATCTGCGTCTGTCAATATAATCATAATTTATTAAGCGCGGATAATATCCGATTTCTTGATGTATTCAAGACCACGCCCTCCATTTCCAGTTTGAACGATGATTTCATCACCATCCATAATTTTAAATACTGTGCCACTACCAATCATATTGCCACAGGAAAATAGGATGTCCTCACCCAATCTTAGTTCATCATCATTCATATCGTTTATTATATATTCTTTTTTCATTATAGTCAATTAAAATTGTTTCATTACAGATTTGTGCCCTTTCCGAGGCACATAGTATTTCTTGTTTTTAGCCCAAGATTCATTATTGAATATTTGTATCTCGCCCGCAGTCTTGTGACCATAGACCATCACGCCGCGGCGATTCTTAACCAATTCACGTGGTGGTGGCTCATCGAGCCCCAGTAGTTGTCTTACTATTTTAGATTTTTCTATCATTGTTTAAAATTGGTGGGCCCGGTGGGATTCGAACCCACGGCCAAGGGATTATGAGTCCCCTGCTCTAACCGCTGAGCTACAGGCCCGAATAACATAATTATATTAAAGGATAAATTGGGTTTTCAATCTTTTTCCAACCGATTGATTCGCATAAAAAATGCTCTCCATCTACTACGACTACATCACCGGTCGATAAAGAATAATGTTTTTGTGCACGAAAATCATTTGCGATGTTGAGTTCGACTTCGCTTAGCATTTCTTCAGGTGCATTTAAAATGTGAAACATGAGTTCAGCAGCTTCTTCGGCAAAACGTTCCTTTTTAATTTGAGGAATGGTAGCCTCGTAGATTTTGGAACGAGTAGTATTTTTGTCTGCGTCCCATTGATCTCTGCGATTAGTTGGTCGGTGAATTTCGATCTTATTCATAATTATTTTTTCTCATCACGATAGATTTCAGATTTCCAGTATGCGAAACCAGTGTCGGTGTGAGAGACTGTTTCTCCATTAGTATCGATCAGACCCTTTTTCACAAGAGAAGCAACAATGCCTGGGAGTGAGGCAGATGATGGATATTCCATATCATCATAGATATATCCGACATCGATGCAATTGCACCAAGTGACGGTATCGTTGGCGGTCTCAGGCACCCCATAATTCATTGCATTATACTCATTCTGAGCGATGAGCTGAAGGACGGTTTTTTCTTTTTTAGTTGTATTCATTATCAATCTTATATGTATATTATACCATAAAATCGACAATTTGTCAACACAGATAACTCGTTGACCATCAAGGGGTTACAAAAGACTTTTCCGACCTGCCTAAAAATTTACAACTTGTTGATAATCAACTAGTTATACATTAAGAAGGATTATCTACTAAAATTAAATCAAAAGTTGCACCTGCACCACATTGATTACCTGCAACTGCTCTTACTTCGATATCAGTCTTCTCTTCAAACTTAAGAGGTACGGGATAATTGTGATCGATCGGTGATGCAAATGTACCAAATTGCCCTTTAATATTAAATGCGCCATCATTGTGTGTTTTAGCCATAAGCTTAAATAAAACATCAGAGCTTTTATCGAGAGACATAGTAAGATTTAAAAGATATGCAGTCTTTCCTGCAGGTACGGTATAAACAGCCATAAGCGTTTGTCCTTTTTCTTCAAGAATCTTTGCTCTTAATGCCCCATCAATATCAATATCGATATTACCAACATTCGTCGATTCACCTGTTGCAGCGGTTTTTACTCTCGCTCTAAATACTCGAATTAAATCGGTTGTTCCTGTTCCAGTTGAACCTGAAATTGTGATATCTTGTACAACTACGTTATAGCTTGAATCCAAACCTTGAACTTCAATTACAGCCCCGTCGTCTCCATTTGTGGCTGCATCACTTTCAACGGTGACTATACCTGCGGTGTCTGAGTAAGCATATATTGTTTCTCCATCCCAAATAGTAGATAATGTTTGTACATCATCACTATAACCAAATTTATTAATGTGAGAATAACCACCAACTTCGCCAGCAGCGATAGGGATATTTGATGCTGCACCACTGGAATTTAGTATATTACCGTCTTTATCGGCCAGCATAACAACCTCATACTGCGTAGTATTATTGGTATTGAGAGCTTGTTCTATTTTATTCCAGATAGCCATATGATCTATTTATAAGAAATATGATTTCTAGATGGATTTTATTTGAACCAGTGGTGTTTTAGAGTATTTGCAAGAATCGCAAGATATATGCCATGCGAAACTTTATCAAAGCAAAAGGCAGTAATCGATAAGACAACTAGCCAGAAACATATATGATCAGAGAATCTTTCGTTAACAAATTTATTCATTATTCTTTATTTTCCTATTTAGATAATCAAAGTATTCATCTCTGCGCCTTTTCAATTCTTCTACCCATTTATCTCTAGATTCAATAAAAACCTTGGAATCTTCTGTGCCTTCCACAACCATGATGGTAACAATCTGATCAATCTTGATTCCAGTTCTTTCCTCAAACATTACTGCGTAGCCACATTCTTGAAGAAAATATCCTGTGATCTCTTCTGCACTTTTGTGACGACTTGATGTCTTGAAATCAATGATGGATAATTTACCATCAAACTCTGCGATGAGATCGACTCGACCTGCCAGCATTAATTCATCAGAGTAAAGAGGACATTCCTGCATAACAATGTTATCTACTCTTTCATCAAGCACCTTCTTCATTGAATTCCACATCTGAATAACATGAGGCATCGTACCCTCCTTGAGATAATCTTCTTCATTGTTCAGATATCTTTCTGCTGTGTAATGAACAGCATTACCTCGAGCACAGGCATGACGAGAGATTCTATTAGCCTCTTCGGCTCCTACTGCTTTTCTCCAAGCATGAATCTTATCTTTGGTAGCCCAACCAAGAACTGTGGTCATTGAAGGATAATAATTTCCACCTGGCACTTCGTATAATCTTCCTGCTTTAGTAGATTTAGCAGATAGATTGTAATCTAATTCAATGGGATTATGCTTGAACATCTTCTATATTATTCCCAATCTGCTCCGCAGTATTCACTAAAGCTTTTGTAAAAACCAAGACTATCTTTTTCCCAGCCATTAAAGACATAATCAAAGAGCCAATCTTTTGCATTCGCTTCGTCCATACCTTTAATCCATTCTTTTTCTTTACATTCCTTCCAAAGAGCTTCGAACTTCTGGTCTTGTACTTCACCTAACTGCTGAATAAAATCTCCAACAGCGAAGGCTTTATCATCTAATTCTGCATTTACTTTAATACCATTTGTTTTTCTCATAATTTTATTGTTTGATTTTATACTAATTTCATCCAATCTGTTTCTTCAGGCATTAATTCACAGCCAAGTTCTTCCAACTGTTTCACTTGCCCTGCGATATTCATTCTAGTACCATAACCTTTTTTATGACACTGATAAACACTACCGCTTGCCCCAATGAATAGCCAATAGTCTCCATCATCTTTTACTTCAGAGATACCGCTATTAAGTCTCCAGCTGTCACCATCGAGATAACCCCCACTCCATCCTGCAAGAACTTTATAGAAATCTTCATCGACTTTTACTACTACCCAATTGTCTGGTATGTTATTCATAAAATTATTTATTCGCCATAATAGAAAGCGAAGCGTGAATATCCCTAAATTGCGGGCATTTCGGGCAAGCTATCCCTTCCTGGTTTACGTCTAAATACAGCCTTTTTCCTTCCCATCCGCAACGATGGCAGCGAATCATATCTTGACCGACAGGCTTGCATTGCACGTAGCCTGGAGGTTCAGTATATGGTTCTTTTTTCATATATTCTTATTTTACCGTAAGGTAATATACACCTGATTTATTCTCATCCGCTTTAATTTTTGTAACAGTTAAGCCTTCTAGGTCTTTATGCATATTACCAAGCATTGTGCCGATAGAGATAAATGGTCCACCACTTGGGTCAACTGAGTATAGGCTACCATCAGCATCTCTTGAGCCGCCAACATGCCCATCATCTTCAAAGGAATACTCAACGCAATTCATACCTAAGATAGTGAATTTTCTTTCATCACCATATCGACTTTTAACTACAATCGATTCATCTTCATTCGGTTCATATTCTTCAAGGCAGTCATCTTGATGCTCAGCTCCACCAGGATAAAGATGCTCGGTCGCTTCTTGACCTTTATCATAAAAGCACTCACCTATAGCATCTGGATGATAGCCAGCGGCAATGCACAAAGCATACAACTTCTCAGTCAGTTCGCGCAAATCCAATGAATCATATTTACTTTCATAAGTAAACTTTTCTTCGTGATGTTCCAATGTAATTTTCATAATGTAATTATATAATGGTTTAATTCTTTTGTCAAGAACTTAATTTATTCAATTCCTTCTGCAATACTCTTGCATTACTTAACCAGCACGCTCGATCATCTGCTAATGATTGAATCCGTGCACATAATGCATGATCATCAGTCTTATAGACCGCTTCATCACCATATGCATCTTTCCAAACTTGGTTTATCTTATCGATTATTGCTTCCGACATAATTTAATTATACAATTGTTCCTTTCGTCATTCCAGAACCCATTTCACCCGATTCAAGTAGTGTTTCAATGATTTCATCATATAGAGCATCATCATTTATGATTTCACCTATATTATATGGCTTTGATGTATCATATTCATATAAAGAAACATCTCCTCCATTATCATCTTCATCAGAAAGGACAATATATTTCTCATCTTTATATTCTACAGCCACATTCCAACAAGTTCGTTGATATGTGATCTGCGCATCTTGTATTACTTTTATATCCATAATTTTTATACCCACATAAAGTGTTTATTAACTACAATCCAAGTCATATAACGTTTATCTAACTTTCTAAGCTCTGTTTCTAAGCGATTCACTTCACCATACATTTCTTCATAACTTCCAGATGTTATATTACTAGACTCTGGATAAGCTTCATCAATCTGTTTTTCAAGATTGTCTCGACCATTCTTCGCATACTCATAACACTTCTTTAGTTCTTTAGCGAACTTTTTATGTTCTGGGTCAGAATCCCAATCAATACGTTCGAAACACTTTTCTTCATCAACATAATGAATAACGCAACCAAAGAGAAACTTTGGAATGAGTTCAACTTTATCACACCAATGATTATATTCAATGTGATTTTTAATCCATCGCTGTCGAGGCTTAAAGAAAAGACCCACTTTATCTAAAAGGGTTTCACGATATCTTGGAAAAATCCAATCATAAAGATTGCCGATATAGCTGATTGGTTTCGGAGCAAAGCATAATAGCCAATCTCTGATGCCCCAAAGTTTAATTTGTTCTATTGTGTGTTTCATAATCTTATAATACTATTGTGACAAGTGAGACGATTGCTAAACCACAAACAGCTCCTGCTATTGGGTTGCCTAATCCATAACCTATACATCCACAAAGTGTGATGAAGCATAAGACTTTAATATTTTGTTGTAAGAGTTTCATAGTATTATTGTCTAGTTACAGTTCTTCTATTGCATTTAGCATTCGCTCTTTAGCGATTGATTTTGCCTTATTGTATGCAACGAAAGAATCAATAGATTTTTCTTCATAAGACTTCTCACTCTGTATGCGAAAAGTCATTGCTTCAAGTATTAGTTTTAGTGCTTCTTCCATAGTTTTATCATTATTATAGTATAACTATATCACACTTATTCTCTTCTGTAAAGAAAAAACATCTCCACCGCGATTATATCTCGCTTTCTATGTGGTTAATAATGTTCGATTGTGGATTTCTTACCAGCTGCTTTCTTGATTCCTTTTAAGACATCATTCCATTCAGTTCCTGCTCGTTTAATTGTTCCAACCGAACCTTCATATGATAATCCAGGTGCACATACACCTCGTTTAACTGTGCCGCCATCTCCACATGGGCATGGCTTTCCAACAGGTTCATCTCGGTTAGCGATAGAATGGGATTCCTCCCATACTTTGTCGCATTTATCGCAATAGTAATCGTATGTCATAATGTCTTATTTATGTATTTTAAACCAATGTGGTGTTTCTCGATTCTTCCAAGTCATTGAGAATCTCTTTTGTTTTGTTTGATAGAATTCTTGATATGAACCAACGGGATCATCATAATCCATACATTCGGGGTTCGACCCCATTGCAAGAGCAAAGGGCGTCATATAGGATTTCTTAATATTCTTTGGTATATCTTTTAGAACATCAAGGAGCTTTGTTTCTGATATGTGAATCTTTCCATATCGATAGGTGTATTCTTTACATAGACACTTGAATAATTGATAGTGCCACTTATAATTCATATGTGATTCCATCGTCCATAGTGTAGATGGATGTTTCATGTGAACAGCTTTATATAAAGTATCTTCTCTTTCATCTGATAATTCCCAATATCGTGACATTGTTTTACCAGAAACTGAAGGTCGCCTTGATTCTTCGCCATCGAGTATACGATGAGCTGTTGAAAGCATTTGTGCTGATTCAAGAATCATTTTGACCACATGCTTATCGCAATGCCATTTAGCGGCAACTTCTGGTACAGGAGATAAGGCAAAGATATTCATAGTATATACTATATACTTTATTTAAGATTTGTCAAATTTTTTAATATCTTCTTTATAGTGTCTTTCATCGATTGCTGCGATCTTTTTATTGAGTAATAAGATTTCTCTTTTAAGATCATCAATGATTCTTCTCAATTCGTATTCCTTCATTTTACTAGTGTAGGAAATACAGATTTCACAAGGCTTTCGGATACACGAGAGAATAATTTTTCTATCTTCTTATCCTTTGCTCTACAGATGATATTAGCATCTTCTTCTGATACACTTTCCAAGATAGAAATGAAATTAGATTCTTTCTTTAGTTTTGACATAGAACTATTGACTACACAATATCCAATTCTCTTGATTGTCTTATCCAATTGACCTGCAGGCGCTTCATTCACGGCGAATGGTGGCTTCCCTTTTGGAAGGTCGAGCTTGATTCCACTGTCATAGTTTAATTGTAATACAGTTCGAAGTGAAAAAGAATCATTTTGCTTCAAGATTTCTATCCGCTCTGCTCTAGTCTTCGCTTCCTGTATACTTGTGAATATTTCATTGAGGGTTTTTTGTTCTTTACTCATAATTTTATTTATTTTGGAAATCCTGCACGGCTTCAATTAGCATATTACATCTCTTTGCGACAAGATATGTCAGAATATCCTTGTTTCTTTTATTTGATTGTGATTCATATTCTTCAACGATCTGATTTGTGATCTCCTTTGGAATAAATGACAAGTCGATTACCTTCTGATTACGTTGAAAGTTTCTTAGGGTTTCTTGATCCATAACAGATTCAAGATTATCTTTGTTCTCGTACCATTCTTGAATCTTCTTAGCTCGCATTGGCTTTTGACGAAGCCCATCAACGAATGTATTATCGGGGCTTAGAATATTTGGCACACCATCGCTGGAATCACCCTTGCAAGTATGTTCGAATCGATAGTATAATGGATCATCAACTGTGATCAAATCTCTTTTCATAGGGCTGAACTGTTTTACATTGCTGTACCTATGTAATTGAAGGAAATCTTTATCAGCAGATACGATCATCACAGGCTCATCCTTACCGAACTCTTGTGTTCCATCTGATAGAACGGCGATGACATCATCTGCTTCTGCTCCTTGTATACATACAACTGGATAAGGTAGATATTCCTTGAGTTCATCTCTCACGAGATTAATTAGACGAAAGAATTCGCCCCAATCGAGTGGTGATTCCTCACGATTCTTTTTACGACCTGCTTTGTAATTCTCATAAACAGTTTTTCGCCATGAACCACCATCACATGCAATAACCGTCTG